TTTGTAGTTCTTCTTGTGTATAAGGCATTTGTTTACCTCGTTATTTTAAATATATGGTCATTATCTATAATGTGTTCTACTCTTGTGTTTCCACTACCACTCACTACTTTGTAAAGAAAACGATAGTGTCTTTCTGGTTGAAACGCATTTAAATCTAATCTGAAAAAGTTTCCTGTTCCATCACAACTTAAATAAGAACCTGTTGAAAATGGAATAATAACATCCTCTGTCAAAGCATCTCTAACTGAATATTGACTTTGACTTGGAATAAATTTTACCGTTAGATTTTGTGAACTTGTTGAAAAAGTTCTTGTTGGAAATCTTTCACGACCATACACTCTAAATTTAATTTTTGATTTTTCTTTATATTCTTCTCTTAATCCTTTCATATAAACCATAACTTCATCAACATCATCTGCATCTAATGTGGATAGAGAACCTGTATTAAATACTGAGTCGTCGTATTCTACTTCAAGTTTTGGTGGATAAATTGTATGTGTATCTCTTGAGAAGAATGCAAAGTTTCCAAGTCTTTCTGTGCTACCCTCATCAGTATTACTATCTAAATTACCAATACTACCAGAGCGTTTCACGATAAACCCTTCATTTGCTATAGAACCACTTAACCATTTTTTAGTAATGTCTGTTACATCCATTCTCATATCAGTTGTTTCGTGATTAAACGATTGTGAAGCTTCAAAACCACTTCCACTAAACCAAGTTCCACCTGTGTTGTTTGAACCACTTACCCATTGTGTTCCGGTTGTTTCTCCATCACGATATCTCCAAGAACAACCCTCAGTAGTTGCTGGTTGGTCGAAGAATCTACCATCACCTTGAACCCAAGACTGACTAACTGGATAAGCATATAATGATTGACTTGTTGTTAATTCTTTTGAGTTAGCATCAAATAAATTTAAATAGTATCTTGCATTTTCCGGTATGATACCAGCTACAATTGATTCTGATATATCTGTTACATCAAATTTAATAAGTGTTCTAGAAGTATTAATAACTGAACCATCATCATTCATATCTTTACGAACTTCTAGTATTTCATCTAGACCAGTATTTCTACTTTGAGTAGCACTACCTTCGTAAAGTGTTGAATCTTTTTCTGCAAAAGTAAAGAAATGCATTATTGATATCCTCCCTCATTAGTATTTGTTCCTACAACCGAACCTACGATATCTGTTAAAGGTTTTTTTAATTCAAAAATACTTGGGTCAAGAGATGGATATACAATTCCGTTTTTTGTAGCAGAATCTATATCATATGAGTTTCCACTATAACCCTCTGATGTTCTGAATTTGTTAACAATCTTAACATTTACGACTGATGCTACCCCGTCAACCAAAGACATTTCATATGCTAAATCACTTAACACAATTGGTTGGTTTATTTGCCAGTTATCAATATTGAAGAACTCAGATACTCTATTACTAACTAATGGTAAAACTTCCTCTTGTGTAAAGTTTGATTTAGTAAGAATAGTAAACTCAACTCCTATATTTATAATGTATCCGTTTTTGATGTTTACTGCATCCGTAACAGGTCTAAATCTAGATAAATAAATTTTTAAATTTTCTTTTACTGCATCATTTACAATTGATAGTTCTTTATTGGAATTGTATCCAAGAATATATAAGTTTAGTCCAAGTGGATTTGGTATTCTGTTCTGTATTTCTGAAAGTGGTTTACCAACATCAGCTTCAGTTATTTGATAATTAGATTGTGCTGTCCCACTTAACTGGTCATCTTGAACAATATATGCTTTTGAAATATTACCATACTTATCAGGTAATGCATAAGTTCTAATTATATAATCCTCTTTAGTAACTGCTCTACCTTGAGCTTGAAAAAACGCTTTTATGTTTTCTCTCAACTCCTCGACACTTTCCGCTCCTAGTCCACCACTTGACGCTTCAGGATTAGACATTCTAACTGATTGTTTGATAGTATCGAGTGTTGATTGTGTAAGATTAGTTTCATCTATTTCAAAAGATATTGATGTAATTGTTGATACATCTTCAGCACCAACATTGTCTTGAACACCACCACCATATTGATAAGTAATCGTTAGTGTTGTATTAGAAGGTGCTAATCCATAAGTTCTTGTTTTCAAAAAATTACTTGGGTCAAATGTTTCATAAATCTTTGAAGGACTATCAGGTAAATTTGAACCAACATTATCTGGGTTTGGAATGATGTCCTCATCAGCACTATCACTAACACCAGCACCAAATCTTAATTCTGTTTTACCATCTGGTCTTCTATAAACTGTAAATCTTCTTGATACTCTTTTTAATTTTAGTAAATAAGGAACATCATTTGAATATTGTGCTAAAGTTGGGTCGTTGTCAGAAACATTTTCAACTTCATCAAAAACCGTATCTTGTGCTAAAGAATCAACTTCATTCCAATTTTTTCCATCTGAGTCTACAACACTAATAATATCAATAATGTTTGAGTTTGATAATTTAACTCTTGAATATTTTTCAGCTCCAGCAAATGTAAAATCTTCACTAGTTATAACACCACTTTGTGCTTGAACTTGTTTTTTTAGTAAATAAAATGTTGGTGAGTCGTTATCATCTCTTTCAAAAACTCTTTGTGTCCTTGGTGATAATGGTGTGTTATATTTAAAATTACAATCTTGTATTGTTCTAAAAGTTACACCTGTTGATGACTCAATTCTTGCTCCTGCTGGAATATTTAATGCATAATCAAAATCAGGTTCTATACTAGATGCTGTTCCTTTTGCTGGAACTAATTGAAATACATCTAATTCAACTGATGATGGTGAAGTTAATCTAGGTTTATATCCAAATGTTTGAGCCATTGAATATAAAGTTCTTAGTTCTTCTGAATACCCTAGTAAAGATTCTTTGAATTGTGAATCAACATAGTAAGACATAACATCTCCTACATATGCTGCCATTTCAATGAACATCATACCTGGTGATGATTCGTTAAAATCTTGATATGTGTTTGGATAATATTGTTTTGAAAATTCAATTAAATTATTTCTGATTTGGCTAAAATCTTTATTAAGATATCTTATTTCTTTACTATTACTTCCTTGTTTATTGCTTCTGTATGCCATTATTTACTCCTAATATCCACCACCACTTGACGCTCCAGTTCCTCCACTACCACCACTAGAAACACTACTTACTGATGTTGATTCTGAGTCAGTATCAAAGTTAAGTGTTATAGTATCGAATCTATCCGGGTCGTAATTTAACGAAAAGTCTAAATCAACTTTTGTTTGAGTTGAATCTGTTTCATCTTGTGTGATGTCAACTTTTGCTACATCAATGTATGGTAACCAAGTGGACATTGCGTTTTGTATTTCCTCTTTGATTCTATCTTGTAAATCTTCTGTGTATTGCTCAAATAATAAGTCTCTTAAACGAGAACCAAAATCAGGTTGCATTACTCTTTCACCTTTAGCTGTTAATAAAAGGTTTTTTATATTAGAACCGGCTTGTTCTAATGTTGTTTGAGATTGTGAAAATAATCCTGACTTACCTCTATTAAAAGGCAACTTTAAACCGATACGAACATCTGGATTTAAATCATTTTCTCTTGCACTTGCCATTATTTACCTTTTTTCTTATCAATAGCTTTTATTAAATCTGAATAGTCTCTTGTCAAAGCGTTTTTTAAGTGCTCTGGAGCTGCTTCTGGATTCATACCCGCACTTTTCATTGTGCTTGCGGCCGCTACTTCTCGTTTAACTTCTTTATTCCCTAAACCACCGCCATATCCTAACATCTCAGTCATACGACTTGAATCAAAAGTTCCCCCGCCTAATGTTGGGTATTCTTCTTGTTGTTGAGCAGTTTCATTTAGAATTTGATTAAGCATTGGATTGTCTGTAAACTTCTGTTCCTTTACTTTTTTCTTAACTACTGGTTTTGTTTTGGGAATATTTGTTTCATTAATAAGTATATCGGTTATCTGTTTTTTAACCTCTTGTTTGACAACTTCTTTTATTAATGATACTAATTTATTCGATTTCATTTTTACTCCTACTTTTTCTTTTGTATCTGAATGTCAACCCTTGTATAATTATCTGGGTTTAAAAATTGTTCACTAACTTTTATAAACTCTATTAGTGCTCTTCCAAATCCAACTGGGTCTGTAGCCGCTGTTGGTGTTTTTTCTTTTAGTTTATTATCTGCTTTTACAAAATCTTGTTGAATTTTACTAAATGATGTAAAGTCAAGTGTTATCTCTCCTTCTCTAAGTGTGTTAATTAAAGCACTGCTTATATCCGGTATAGATTCTAATTGTTCTTGTAGTTCTTCTAACCTTTCAAAATCCTCTTGAGCTGCATTTACTAGTTGTGCTAATTGTCGTGCACACAATTCAATTTCTCTATAAAATTGATTTTTAAGCTGGTCTCTTGTATTGTCTAATAATTCTCTTGTTTCACCTGTAAATATAGTTCCACCTTGATTGTGTTTAAATTCTACATCTTTACCAATTATTTCTGTTAAATTACCTGATGTTATTTTTATATCTTTTTTTGCATTTAAAACAATATAATCTGCATCTAAAATAATTTTTTTACCAACAACAGGATAAGTTTTAATTTTATCATTAGGATTTTGAACTTGAACCGCTCCTCCATCTTGTATATAAATAGAAGCTCCGTCTTTTTTAATGTTATAATCTCCATCAGAATTATGTCCTGCTACTAGTTTAATAGATGACTTAGTATAATTTTGTGCTCCAATGTTGATTGAACTTCCATATCTACCTTGAAAAATAATATCACCGGGGTTTGCTTTTGCATTAAAATTAAATCTTTCGTTTTCATAAATACTATTTCGTGCTATTGTTGAACTATCACCAACTTCACTCATACCTGCTTGAATATTATTATTAGGATTATTTTTGAAATTTATTATATTGGTATAATAAGTTCTACCTAAATAATTTACACAAACAACATTTTCTCCAATAACTGGATAATTTTTAATGTGTGGGTCTAGTGGTAGTATGTATTTTTCACCAGATGGTTTTATGTTTTGTTTTTTATTATGAATAAATTTACCTTTTATAGCTCCATAATATTTAGTATCTTTAATTCTCTTTCCTGCAATATTTGGTAATTTTTTTTCATCTAATAAAATATCAACAACTTCAACTGGTTCCAATTCATAAAATTCAAACTCTCGTTCAGATATAATTTGTTGCACTTCACCTCTGATTCTATTTAAAGCTGTATTTGTAGGTGTTTTTGTATTTGTATTATTGTATATCTTATAAGACATTTTATTGTTTTGCTTCTATATCTTTTCTGATTTTATCAGATGTTTCTTGTAAATCTTTTGTATCGTGTTCTAAGATAGTGTTCATTATTTCTTGTTTTTCTAATTCTGATAAACCAAATTCACTTTCTGATTCACCTTTGTTTTCAGTAGAAATAATTTTCTGCACGATACTAGCTAGTTTTACTAATAACTCATCATTACGAACATTGATTTCTAAATACTCTTTAATCATAGGAACTATCTGAACAGCAGTGTCTCCGTCTTTAATCATAGAAGTGATGTTTCTAGTTAAGACATCTAATTGTTT